GAAGAAGGTGCTTACATCGAGGAAGACAGATTACAAAGACATTCTAGAACTAGTGGTAAACAAAGATATCACGGTGCTAGATTGGCAGCAAGAGAATCAAGAACTACTCGTAAACCTTTAGTTCACAGAGAACCAAAAACAAACACAGTTTCCGAATCAAAAATAATGAAAGAATACAATGAGTTAAAATCTAAAAACGAAGAGTATAAGAAAGCACTTAATGTATTTAAAGAAAAGTTAAACGAAGTTGCATTGTTTAATACTAATTTAGCATATGTTAACAGATTGTTTACTGAGCATTCAACTACTAAGAAAGAAAAAATGGACATTCTTAAGAGATTTGATAACGCTGAGACAATTAAAGAGTCTAAAAACATCTACAAAACTATTAAAGCAGAATTAGATACTAAATCTCCTATTAATGAATCTGTAGAGACTAAAGTTAATAAAACAATCCAATCTTCTAAGTCGACTAATTTGAATGAGTCTACTGCATATGTAGATCCACAAATTACGGCAATTAAAGATTTAATGAGAAGAATCTCATAAAAATAATAAAATAACAAAATAAAAAATAAAAATTAAAATGGGACATTTGTTAAACTCAGGTGAAGTCGGAAATATCGGACTTGAACACCTAAAGCAAATTAGATCTAAAACTATCTCTAAGTGGAACAAATTAGGTTTCTTAGAAGGTTTAAAAGGTCACGTAAAAGAGAACATCGCTCAGTTGTATGAAAACCAAGCGTCTGCTCTATTGAATGAATCAACTTCTGCTGATTCTTCTGGATCATTCGAAACTGTTGTTTTCCCAATTGTAAGAAGAGTATTCTCTAAATTATTGGCTAACGATATCGTATCGGTACAAGCGATGAACATGCCAATCGGTAAATTATTCTACTTTGTACCTAAGACATCTGATGGAGCATTTCCATTGAATGGTTCTAATAACGGTGCTAACGGAGCATTACCTGAATGTACAATCTCTGCTTGTAATGGTACAACATTGACTACATTCCAAGAAAAATCACTTTATGATTTATATTATAATGATGGTTTGTATGACGCTTCTAAAGGAAGTTATACTATCGCAGCATCTGCAGGTTACTACGGTGTAACTTTAGGTGTTGATGGTCTTACTGAAGTACCTTTAGCAGAACAACCTAAAGCAAGCGATGGTAGCTGGAGACACGTTAAAATGTGTGTTACTGGTTTCTCTGAAACTAACGCAGGTAGATTAACTGGACCTGATGGTAATGAAATGGATACTGAGTCTTTCTTAGCATCTTTGAAAATTGTTACTACACCAGCAATCGTTGACGTTGACGGTAATACAATTATCGCAGCAGGTGCGGAAGTACCATTTAGATTGGTAACTCAAAAATACGGTAGAGGTATCGTAGATTACGGTAGTATCTGTACACCTGACGGATGTTTATTAGTAGAATTAGATTTAACTCACCCAGCTTGTATTAGTTGTTCTTCAGCTAATTTTGATGGTTACGTTGGAGCGTCTACTGCAACAACATTCACAGGATTAACAGTTTCTTGGAGACAATACCAAACATTAGAATTCGCTACAGAAATGGGTGAAGTATCTTTTGAATTGGATGAAGTAGTTGTTTCTGTAACTGAAAGAAAACTAAGAGCTACTTGGTCTCCTGAATTAGCACAAGACGTTAGTGCATTCCATAACATCGATGCTGAAGCTGAACTTACGGCTCTTTTATCTGAGCAGGTTGCTGCTGAGATCGATAGAGAGATCTTAAGAGACTTATAACTTCGTAGTAGTATCTTCTGAGGTATCAGCAATTTTTGATGACTTAGAATACTTCCACGTATCTAACGCTTCTCCAGAGCAAGATCAGTACAATATGGGTATTGAGAAAATTGGTTCATTAGGTGGAAGATATACTGTATATCGTGATCCATATGCACCAGCTAACTCAATCATCATTGGACACAAAGGTAAGTCATTGTTAGACACAGGATACATTTACGCTCCGTATGTACCTCTACAATTGACTCCAACATTACAAAACCCATTCAACTTCGCTCCAACGAAGGGTATCATGACTAGATACGCTAAGAAAATGGTTAACAACCGTTTCTATGGAGTTGTAACTGTTGATGGTGTTGTAACTTTCGATATCAACGAATTGAGATAATCAATTTAAAAAATATCAACATTAAAAGGGTAGAGTTTTCTACCCTTTTTTGTTTTATAGAATATTTATTATTATATTTGCGTTACTATGAGGATAAAGAAAAAATATGTGTTATTAGAGTCTTTGGTTATAGATTTAACTAATGAATTCAATGAGAATGAAAAAAGAATCTTAAAATTAATTCATAAAAAATATAAACATGAACCCTATACTTCAAATGTGTGGGAAGTTGCTGCGTGGTTAATAGAAGATTTTAATTTATCTTATGAAGACGCATTTTCGTTGGCTAAAACATATTATTGGGAAAATAATAGATTATTTAAAGAACATGAGTCGTTAAGGAAAAATTGGCCAATACCAGAAATAATATTTGCGAAATTAGGTGATTTTATAACAAGTGTAGTTAAAAAATTTCCTGAAGACATTTATGGTAATATAGTGGTTAAATTTGACGGTGATAGTGGGTTTATTGATGAAAGGGTAGTTAGGATATGGGCAGCGTATAAATCAATTGCGTTATACATACCATTTCAATATTTTAGAATAACTAATGGACAATATGACTATAGATATTTAGATACCAATGAAAGAGACGATAGAATGTTAAGGGTAGATATTAATTTCTTTCAATTAGATAATGAGGGTAATAAAATAGAAAAGGATTTTTGGAGATCAGAAGATTATGAAAAAAATTTAGTAAATCTTAACGAATATTTAGTGGAAGTGGTTTATAGAATTGGTAATGAGGATAAGGATTATATATCACTTATGTCATTTAATGTACCTTACCCTAAAACAGTAACACTAGATACAATTACTAAAGATTTTAACGGTATTATAGAAGACGTAATCCAAAAAATAAAAAATACCACATTTAAATTACCTTCTGGTGCGGAACCTATAGTGGTTAATGCAGGTAGTCGACTTGATTAACAATACTAAATTTCATAGTATTAGTATATGTTTTAACTAAAAGATTAGAAGTTAATTTTATATCGATATAGTATTCATTAGGTATCATCCAAGAAGTATCTAAAATAAAGTAATTTTTAAGATATGTTCTATTAACATCCATCCAATCAATTACATTTACTTCTGTATTACCTTCACGTATCCATAATCTATATTGTAAACCATCTATTACTGAAGTTTGATTAACTGTATATGGTTCTCTTACGTTAACAAAAACTTTTCTTTGATCACCTCTTTTAATTTTTTCATCTCTTCTTATACCAGATAAATTCATACCATATTCTATTGGTAACGATTCGTCATCACCAAAACGATAATACTCAGTATCATCTTTAATTTCAAATTGTAATGTTACATCTGGTCTACTAATACCATCTACCAAAATATCTGACCAAGTATCGGTAAAAATTGTACAATCAGATGCGGTGATAGGTACAAATATATCTATATAATAAACACCTTTTGTTTGTCTAACAACATCGTTTGATGTGTATGATGAGAATAATACCCCACCACCATCTTTAACTTCTACAGATGGGTTAGAGTCTAAATTAACAGGTTCCCCACCTAAATTAGTGTAGAAATATAATCTATTATTTTTACCTCTGTAGAAATTTTTTCTATCGTCTCTAATAGTACTATCATATACAGTCTCAACAAATGGTTCATAATATGTTTGTGTATGTCTAGTAAAGAATCCTACATATCTCGCAGGAACAACTTCTATTAGTTCTAAATCTCTTTCAAACGCAATACCATAACCATAATTTGTTGTACCAGTACCACCAGTTATTAATGTATTAACCTCATCGGTAATATCCATTTCTATATTCTCACTACCTTGATCAAAGTGTTGGTATGTGACTGTTATCGCAGAAGGTGATCCTGAATAAACACCTGGTTCTGTCCATTGTGTTGCCCCACTAGAATATAACCAGTTACTGGCAGATTCCACAAAGGTAATATTATCATGTGGTTGTATTCCCTCATACTGTTTATAATCGTATCCACAACCCTCATCCCAAAATTCATCAACTCTAAATAATATTAAATTAAAAGATGAAGTTCTTTGTTTATTATCTAAAAGTTTTTGGGCTTGTAAATCTCTATCAAAAAATGAACTATTAGTCATTCTAAGAGTGTGTGTTACATTAGATAAATCACCTAATTCACCATTATTATATTTTGTCTGTAAATCAGAAACATCGAAATAAAATAAATGTCTCGTATAATCAACCTGATCTTCCTTACCACCATAATATAATTCGGCAATAGGATTTTTTCCTGTGTTTACTAAAGTATTGTAAATAATCGTATTATCTTTATCTATATAAGTTCTATAAACCATTTCTCTTTTATAAATAAATATCTTAATTACTATTAATATTCTTATTTAAAATTTTATTTAAATCAAATCTCAACACATCTGTAGTAACCGTACTAGGATCAGCAACGAGTCCGTGATAAGGGTGTACGTGTAATTGTACATATTTTTTCACTAATTCTAAAAATTCTAATAATATATCACCATAAACTAATGGGTGTGCCTCATTATTTATTTTTTCTTGTTCATCATCAGTAATTAATTCTTTAGGATTTGCCAATTCAAAAGTATGTTCACCATCGTGACTTATAAAATTTATTTTATTGGCAACAATATTAACTACACTACTCTTTTCACTTTTGTTTTTTACAACTTTTAATTACCAATAAAAGTGGTTTCATCCTCAAAAGAAGTTTTTACATTCCCTGAATCCGCATCTGTAATAGTGATGAAAACTTCAGTTCTATTGATATCGTTTTCAGTATACCTACTTTGGGGTAAATCACCTGAAAGTATTACATTTGCATTGGTTATAGTGTTGAGAACAACTGTTATAATAGTATCTGGTGAAGGTGTTACATAAGATATTACTTCTCTCTCCTCAACTTCCCTTTTTAATTTTTCTCCACCATATTTTAATTGGATATAACCTAAATTTTTGTCATTAAATTTATTAGGTTCACCTTCTATGTTTTTACCTACCCTTAACCAAATTTGTCTGTCCCTTTGAATAATATCAGTATTATATCTACCTTGTAGAATAATATCCTCATCATTACCATATGCACCTATTTCTAAATTAGGATCTTTTAATTTCGTATAACCGTCTGGTAGGATTGAAAGTGCAGAATTATAATTTTCACCATCTAATTTAGTAGGTTGAGTTATTAAAGGACCAATCCAAAACCTTTTATTTTTAAACGATGACGTTGGGGATGAGTCATTGTTCTCATATTGAAATACAAAAACACACTCACCAACTTTAGGTAGAGTTATTAAGTATTTTGGTAATAATGGTACACATTGGATTAATGATGAATCACTTTCGGTATCATCTACACCAGTTATTCTAACTTGTATTCTACCCGATTTAGTAGTATCTGTTACAGACACAACCTCACCTATTCTTATAATAGGTATTACATTAGTATTGGTACTATCCTTATAATAATTCATTACTCCTCTCCTTTATATCTTTTTACTAAAACTTTATTACCATAATAATATTCTTTTTCTAATTCTTCTAACTTTTCAGATAACTTCATAATTCTATCCCTAATAGATATTTGTTCATGAAGTATTGTCTCCAAATTCATTTTTATTGAAGAATTACTCATATTATCCCAATCTAATCTATTTTCCATACTTAATTTATTGAACTACTCCTTCACCTTTTGCAGAATTAGTTGTAACCCCTTGAACTACAATAGGTCCACCAGCATTACCACCAGTTGCGGTAATAGGTATACCTGGAGGTATTGCAACCTCTACTTTCATTTTAGTTATTAAGGCATTAATGATTTCTTCAACCCTTATAGTTTCCATTTTTAAATCAATGTTTTCTGCCCCACTAGGAAGTGGTCCAATTTCTACACCAATTTCTTTTTTTCTTTCAATTATTTTTGACGCAATATCAATCGCACTAAGACCTTCTCTAAATTGTGCACCTAAAAGTAATTCTTCTTTACTAATAGGGGTTAGTTTTTTCTGTACTTTAAATGCCCTTTTAAGTACTGCAGCAATTGCTACTAATGTACCTGCAATTCCCGCTGCTTTCGCTAACTCTTTATTACTACCACCACATGCTTCTGTTGCCATAATATAAAATATTTAGTCACAAAATCTACCTTTATTATTAAATCGTAGATTGGTATTATTTAATGAGTTTAAATTTATTTTATCTGTAAATCCTCTCGCAAGATCAACTAAATTTTCACTTTTACCAAACAGTTCATTAACTTTTTCTAAATTTTCATTAACAAATCCAGGTAATAAACTTAATTTAGATTTAAGAAAGTTTATGTTTCTTTCTTTAATCTTTTTTGTTATTACACATAAAATAAGATTTTTAAGTGATTTAATTACCATTGGTAAAAGGAATTCATAAATTAATTTTCTTAATATTTCTGCGATAACACATCTTATGACACATTCATATTCTTTTAATATTTTTTTAATTGATACTTCTTTTACAGGTGAAGTATTAACTAAATAATAAAATATATTTAACATCAAAAGATTTTTAGGTGTAAGAATAATTTTTGTTAAAGCAATTTGTAAAGATGTTATAAAGTTGGCTAAAAATTCTGCAGAGGCACTATTCTTTTCTAAGTTTTTAACACCTTCAGTAGATTCACTTATAAGTTTATCTAATGATCTTGTATAGGTGTTTATTTTTTCTTGTAATGTAGATGCAACATCTAATTCATCTTTAATTGTTTTTAAAGTTTCAAACGATATTGAACTAGTTTGTTTACCACAACATTTGGTGAATTGTTTAACACCTAATTTTTTTTGACTAGCGATTTGTTTAATATTAATTAATTGTTTAGTATTAAATTCATAAAAACTATCATCTAATGTAATTTCAGGGTTATCAATACCATTTTCAATATAATCATTTATCGCTTGTTCCGTTTCTATCGTTCTATTTAGACACTCATCAGGTAAATCTATTTTATTGGTTAGTGTCCCAAATAATAGGTTAACTATATCTGGTACAACTTTATCTACATTAAATAAAGGATTTTGACTATTAAAATAGTCATTTAAAAACGTTATTAAAGTTTTAGTCTGATATGTTTGATTTATAATTCTAACGTTAAAAACTCTAGGTCTTGGCTCTATGTTTTGATATTCTACGGTACCATCAGATTGTGTAAACGCAATAGGTGAATCCTCAAAATATCTAACTTCTAATATTTGTTTACCATTAATAGGATCACTCCACACTAAAGGGTTACCATTTTCCTGTATTACTTTCCAAAGAAATGCGTTTATATCATTAGTTTCATCACCATCGTAAAATAACTTACCTACCTCAGTGTTTGGGTCGGCAGCAAAAAGACAAGTTAAGTCTAATTTACTTAACTCAATATTAATACCAATACCAGGACTACCTGAATTCGGTACGACAGATCCATTAGCATTATAAACTAACGTAGATGGGTCGGTAACAAATAACCAATTAGGGATTTTGGGATCAATTTTACAGGCATAACAACCTTTTATTGAGGTTATTAAATTAGTAGATAAATTTTCAGATAGAGGGGTTAATTGTTCAACTAACCAACTGATTAGTTGCATCCTCATTTCTTCAAAATTAATTCCCGAAACTAATGCTAAAATATCTGCCAAAAAATCTATTACTTTTTGACTAGGATTTAAATCTGGTACATCGGGTAAAATGTTTGGTATTGATAAATCAGGAAGATTGTTACATGTGGTTTTATTTAAAGATATTAATTCTAATATCTGTCTTTTAATGTCAGTAATTAAATCTTTAGGTTCACATACAACATTTCTAAATTTATCGTTTGCCATATTTTTAATCTATATCGTACTCAGTATTCTTATTCTTACCATTTTGTTTAAATAACTCTCTTAAAATATTTTTATCTTCTTCAGTGATACCTGAACCTGAATTTTGTTCTCCAGAATCATCAGATTTACCTCCCAATATTTGAGATTGTAATTTCGCTAACGCAATTTTTTTATCTATGGTAGTTTCTAAAATTTTTAGTGTTTCGTTGTTTACTTTACCTATTTGATATTCATCGTTAATATCTGCAATTTCTACCCTAACTTTTCTTTCAGTTAATTCTCTTCTCGCACTATTCATTATATTAGTACAATCGTTATAGATTTCCTGCATTAGTTCTTGTAAACTATTCTTATCTAAATTAATCTTAGTTTTTTTTGGTCTAGACATAATGGTTTTTTACTATAAATATCTGATTTAAAAAAATTAAATAATATCATCATCTATTTTATCATTTTTAAGAAAAACATACATTTTCTTATATCTCCTCATACCTACTCTAATATCTTTAGTAGATAAGTCAGATATTTCTCTTATATATGACAGTATTAAATTTTTATTATATTTATTACCACTCTCCACTTGTTCAAATATAGATTCCCAATTATCTAATATTCTAGTTAAGGCATCACCAACTTTAATTTCATTTTCAGATAATTTACCATATTTCATTTCTGCCTTAATACTTGCAGAAATTTCTTCAATAAATTCATCTAACTGTAGTTTTGGTTCATCCATACTATAGACAAACTCATCCATAGTTTCTACAGTTTTGTAAACATCTTCGTAAGATACATCTGATTTTAGTTTTTTATCATCCTTTATTAGTTGCCCTAAAAGGTAATGTTTACATATTGTACCAAAATAAGAATAAGCCTTCTTATTCTTATCTGGTTTAAAATTATGCATTTTAGTTATCAGAAAAGAAAGAGTATCAGAATGAACATCTTCATAATCATACTCTTTCCTATATAATTTGTATCTTCTAATGATGGACTCAACCATCTTGTTAATCGGGTCTTTTAAATGATCAACATAAATTTTATTTCTTTCGCTATACGATTCACTTGTTAAAAAATTAACTACTGCTTCTTCCTGTTCAGGACCAAAATATAAATTATTCGTTCTCTTCCGACCCCTTTTTTTAGGTTCTTCAGACATAACGAATTTTATGGTTCATATATTATTTCTCTATCTTCTGTGAAAAAATATTCTTTTTTGGCTTTATTAACCCAAAATTTACTTTCTAAAACATCAATAGTGTTTTTATATTCTACAAATAAAGATCCTTGTCTATTGTTTGTATGTTTATAACCTAATTTAGGGATTACCATAATAGGAATTGATAAGTAAGACATTCTTAGTAAGAACTCATAAGTAAATGTTAATTTCATATTACTTTTTAACCCACCATGTTCTAAAAATAATTCTTTTTTAACAACCATACCATCAAAATTGAAGTTCTGCACTTTTTGAAGTGTGTTATTATCCAAATAACCTGATTGTTCAGTAAAATCTTTTGCCCACACACTTTCGTTAGTGAACGATATGAATCTACCACTTTCGTCAGTTTCATATACTATAGGTAAAAATATACCTACTTCAGGATACGATGTGGAATACTCTACACCATTTTTAATCCATATTGGTGATAACTCATCGTCATATTCTACAAAGGTGAAGTAATCACCTTCAGATTTTTCAACACCGTAATTTATTTGGGATTGGAAGTCATATTTACCAGTTTCATTTTCAAATACCTTAGTAATACCTTTAATATCACCAAAATCGTAATTATTTAAAAATTCACTAATTTCTTTTTCGTTTGAAGTTACAAATAAAACTTCATGTGGTTTAACCTTTTGATTTTTAATACTTTCAATGCACTTAGTTAGATAATCTTTTTCTAACTTATGAATCGGCACTATTACTGTTATTTTTGACATAATATATTTATTTTTTTAATGTTATTATCTACCCTGACCTTTATATTTTTTCTTATACAATTTACTAGATTTAGTTTTACTAGTTTTAGTTTTTGCATGTACACCTTTTCTTTTTTTACTATTTGAGGGTGAAAATCCGTTTGTTTGAACTTTTGACATAATCTTAATTATTTTCTACTGTTACTGATTCTTCTCTTTGTTTTAATTGTTCATATGTATGATTCAACTCAACAATTCTTCTATCAAAGATATTTTTATAAACTTCAGAAAGTACTTTATCTGATTCTTCTGTAGTATATTTATTTTCCCATTCAGACATACCATTTAAAATATTTTCTGGTAATGCGTCTTCTAAATATAACCCAACCATAGTTGCAATAATGTCAGGAATTGCATTTAGGTTTGGTGTCCAAATACCGTTATCGTTTAAATTCAGATTACCATTTTGATCTAAAGAACCCATCCACTCAGGAATCATTCTAGGAATTTTACCAATAACTGGTGTGTTAGTTTTCATAGATTCTAATGGGAAAGTACCAAAACTAGAAAGTTCATCAATCCAAACACTTACAAATGATTTTGATAATTCTTTTGCAAACATTTCTCTAGGTAATCCTGACATATCTCTAAATGTTACAAATCTATAGTGTGGGTATTTTTGATAAAATACTTTAACAATTTTTAATAACTCTCTTTTGTCTCTCGCAGACATTGCAATTGTAGGGATTTTTGGTTCTGTTGAATTTTTAAAATAATCAGGAATACCTACAGGAATTACATCTGTTCTTAACCCTCTAAAAATTGAGTTAGCGTAACTACTTAAATTTTCGTTAGTCGTAATTACATCAGTGATACCAAATTGTTCCCAACCCTCACCAATCTCTAACATCTCAAAAATGTATTCATAAGATTGTAAGAAAACAATTCTCTTACAAGGAAAATTAACAGTCTGTTTAATAATACTCGCAAATGCTTCTGGAATTACAACAAAGTCATACGCACCAACCTGTAATTTTTGTGATTCGATAGAAACGTGAGGTAAATTTGCATATTCCTCACCTAACCATTCCGCAATACCCATACCTTCTTCATCTTCTCTTAACTTATAGTCATTTTTATCGTGAAGAATGTTGGCATTATACCCTAATTCTCTAAGTTTTTTTACATGTTCGTAAATAGTTGCAACACCAGCAGTAGGGTTACCTTTGGTGTCAATAGTAAAGAAATAAATACCGAAGTCTTTATTCTTAATTCTTTCAATCGATTCTTTTATTTTTTCTAATTGTTCACTCATAACATTTTATTTTTTTATTATAATTCTTTTATTATTCCTTTCATTAAAAGTGTGT